TTTAAGGGGCAAAATAGGAGCAAATAAACGTATTACCAGTGTTCTACGAGATTTAGACCTACGTTCCAAAAGCGGTTTGCAGTCTGTGTAGATTTCAGTCCTCCATCTGCTAATCTATATAAACCGTAATCACCTTCATCTGTACTGTCCTTATCAATAGTGAATAAGAAGGGTAAATGGCTTCCAAGGGATTTATTAATAAACTGGGAATATAAATCTGAGCCATCAATCATTGCCCCATGTGCAGCGTGCATATTTGATAGAAATAAATCAGTGTCGCTTACATAGCTGAAGTTCATATTATATTTACGCCTCCCATAATGTCTTGCCATTTTATAGACTTGGGTATCTTCCCCTGATAAAACCCAAGGATTAGAAGCACCCCAAGGGGGTGAACCTAAATGGGATGTGTTTGCAAACGTGCTACCACCTGCCGATGAAACTATATTAGTCCCATCATAATCAATATTAAAACCAACACTCAAGTCTGGAGAGTTCGGGAAATCTATATATTCTCCCATCATTATTGCCCCGATCTTTACATCTGTGGCAAAACTAGAACCTGCGCCATCGTCATCTTCAATCGTTATCCTCTTGTACCTATTACCTGCACTTCCATCATCAGTCCAGGTCAAAAGTGTCCAGCCATTCGATGCTGGGTCAACATAATTAGTATTACCATCTACGGCAGCGTTTATTATTCTTGTACAATCAGTAGTTGCAGTTGTAACGCCAGAAGAAAAGTCCGAAGTGTCGCTGTATTGAACCCTGAGGGTTGCATCCGAAGTATGAAAATTATGGCCTAAGATAGCAATGAAATTTGTTTCCGCTGTAGCGTCTGTACCCATACCAGTATCTAAGTTTATATAAAACTTTGCGGTAGTATTTGCGATTGTTGCATAATTAGTAGGGCGTAGGTCGAATAAGTCCTCAATCTGACCCCCATCAAAAGTTACAGCAGTTGATCCGTCATCTTGAATTATTGTGTAGTTAGATATGGTTCTGAATCCATTTGCAATATCATAGGATAGACGGTCCATATATACTCTTGGGGTAGATGGTCTGTTATAGCTCATTTTAATTTACCTTCATAGCTTTTATGGAACAGCCATGCACATTCTTTGAAATATCTGTTATCATATAGAAGTCACTTGTACTCAATGCTGTTCCGTATATTTTTATTTTAGAATCCCAATTAGCAAAACCTATTACGTCAGTAATCTCTAAGTCGTTATATTTTGGGATAATACAATTAAAACTGATAATAGAATTTCTGTCTTTATAATGTGCTAAATAGGCATCTCTTAGATTATCCGCAGTTGTTTCATCTAATATACAATCTGCATCGAGTTCCAAAGATAGCGTGTCATTATACCCAGCAACCCCATTTGCGTTAGATGTGCCATCAGTATCCGTTGTTGATTCCATCATTTTATCCCTTGCGTAATCCATTGCATAATTAATAATAATTTTATTTCTAACACTATTCAATGAAGTGTTACTGATTCCCTTTAGGTTTATATCGTGGAAATCAATAGTCGCATCTGCCGCCCAAGTATCAGTAGGTAATAACAATGTTCTTATTTTGAATTTACCTGAGCCAGAAAACCACACGAAACTCATACACTGACGGCATATCTTAGTTATTAAGTCTTTACTATTAATAAACTTATACTGAGAAAATGCAAATTTTATATCTGCTATAGCATCATTAAACAAAAAAGCAATATCACCCTTTGTGCTATCAGTTTGGGCATTACCAGCTTTATCAAAAGATTCAATGTCAATATCTAACCCAGTTGTGCTTGCATCTAAGCCTAATTCCCTCCTCAATATATCTTCGATCATATAAATAGGATTTTCTATTAAAGCACCCGAAGCATAATTGGGATCTGGCTCATCACCATTTCCATTGGTTCTTGCCGATGAATTTACGGTATCAATCCACGCACCATATTCCCGACCCTTACCACTTACATAAACATAATCAGCTACATCGGGAGTAGTTACCGTAGTAGTCCTGGCCACTTTTCTTTTAATATTAACACCTTCAGCACCCTTTCGATCTCGATATTCAATATTAGATTGTGTTTCACCTGTTAAAACTTCATAATAATCTGTCACTTGTTTTTCAAAGGTTTGGGATGGTGTAAATTTTATTTCAAATCCAGCCTGGTAAATATCAAGGGTATGTGTGGTTGATGTATCAGCACCTGCATTTAATTCTAAATGGATAATATCTTCGAGATTCCATTCTTCTTTTTCTGCTGTTGTGTATCCAGAGGAAAGATCGACGGTTGAACTTCCTTCATCCGTTCCCCATGTTAAATTCTGATAGTTAGCTGAATTAACACCAACCTTAAAAGAATTAATGTCAATCCCAGTACCACCTGAGTCAGGTGTAAAGTTTTTATATAAAATAACGAAGTTCACGCTTGATATAGTTCCTAGATTAGGTACTTTTGGAACTCTCCAATAAGCATCAACTTGATACCCTTTACCACCTACTGAGTTCAATGATCCATATGTGGATACATCACCATCAACAGTATTACCAAAATTATTAACATCCCCATCTGTTGAATGGGCGGCTAATGGTATAAATACTCGCCAATCTACTCCACTGAAATCAACCCTGTAACTTGAATCTGAAGCATCTGCATTACTGGCGACACATTGGATATAGAAGCCGTCTTTATACATAAATATATTTTCATCAGTAAGATTATTTACTGTAACGGAATCTGGTTGTGCATACACTTGAGCTGCATCTACGTTCCACTTATCAGTTATTATTGCAGGGAACTTTCCTTTTACAAAGTGCTTATCAAAATTAGCATAGCTTCCATGATCGTTTGCGTTTGCATCAACTGAACAATCTCCAAACATTATTGGAATTGGTTTATCAATATTTGTCTTAGGGGCATTTGCATAAGTACCAACTGCAACTGTGTTTTTAGGTATTTGATTATGGAAAGAAGAACTATTGTCAAGCAAACTTAGTTTAATCGCTTTATAATCGTAGTCTATATTACCTGAAATAATACCCTTGCCAATCATCCTGGCAGCAGTGTCATAAGTGGAAAGCCCATTAGTATTAAAAAACAATTCCCATTTTCTATTAGCGAAGTTTTTTGCTGATAATAAATCGGAAAACCTGCCGCCCATAATACTATTCTCTGCATTGATTAGGGTTACAGACATATTACTTACGGATGTGGTGAAATTAAAAAAGTCTAGGGATTGCTGTAAATTACCCCAAGAAGAAACTATGCCATGATAAACATCTGCACTATCTACTCTATGAGCATCACTTACCCCAATGAAATTAGAAGCTGAAGTATCATCATTATAATATAATTTCAATACCCAAAAAGGTACTGAATGGGCATTTTTTATACTGCTAGATAAACCTGAATCAAAACCTAACATTAAGATCCCATTGAATTAGCCTTGTTTAATGCTGGGATCAATTCGTTTCTTATATAATCTTCTTGAACTATACCCCCTGAAACATTAACAGTAACACCCCCTTGAGGTCCATTTACATTAGGTGATGAAAGTGGTGAAACCTGCACACGTTCCCTTCCACCTGGGTTGTCCCCAACCATCATCATTTGAGGTCCGTCTGTAACAAAATCTCCCCCTTTTGCAAAAGAAGATAATCCTTTATCTATGATACCTGATACTATTGCACCTGCTCCAGCAGCCGCTACTAGGTTCAAGGGAAAAGGGACACTTTTAAATATACTGGCTATGTATCCAGCAGCAGCTTCCATAGATTCAGCTCGTACAACGGCTTTCATTGCATCCATAGCAGAACCTTGAACAAGTGCCGCTTGTTTCAGTTCGTCAATAATTAGCTTTTGCTTATCCTCTTTTATTTTCTTTTGCTTTTCTTCTTCTGAGGTGATAAGCCCTAGTTTTTGAGCTAACTCTGGATATACTTGTTTTAGCATAGTCAAATTATCGTTTTCAAGTTCCATTGCAGCGGCCTTCCCTTGCATCTGCTCTAAGTACTTACCCCATTGGACCATCTGTTCCTCACCAGCAAGAACATCGTCCCTCTTTATATCTAAAGCGTCGGCTTGACTGACAGCACCTTCTTTTAGTGAGGCTAAAGCGGCAGCATCTACTTCTATCTTTTTTACAGTTGTCTCGAGTTCTTTTTTCTTTTCCTCATTAACCGTTTTTACCAGTTGAACTTGTAATTGTAATAACTCGTTTTCTAATTTTCTTTGATGTAGGCTTTTATTCCCAGTAATCATTTCATCTAGCTGCAAACCTATATTAAGTATCTGTTTCCTTTTAGCCGCTATTTTAGCAAGTAGGATTTCTTCTTTTTCTTCTGCGGATGTCATTTCTGTGATGTCGGTAGTAGCCAATCTTAATTCTTTCATGTAATTCGCAACCGCACTGGCCGCCCCAGCGAACCTACTAGCAATGGATTTAACTATGGGTGATAAAGTTTCCCCCATTTGGATGCCTGCATCAGCAGCGGCAGACTTGGCTTGATCTATTGCGCTTGCCATTGTCAGTTGTTCATCACCCATTTGTTGAACCAACCTACGTCCAGATTCCATTGCTGCATTTAAAAATGCCTGCTTTTTTTCTTGATCAGTTAATGAACTTGCTGATTTGTTTAAGGATTCTGCATAATCTGCGTTGGCCTTTTCAACGTCAATCATTATACCCAGGTTGTCTAACATCAATTTAGATTGACGGCCTAATCCAGTTACTAACGATTCGATGCCAAAAGCAGTATCTTTTCCAAGCCCCTGTGCTAACCTCTGAGCAACATCAAACAGTTCTGCCATTTCATCTTCAGAATCAGTAATTCCTAATAGCATAGCGTTATTCGCTTGGGTCATTAATTCTATTGACCCCATAGTTCCATCAGTAGCTTGTTTGAATTTGTCAAAAGCCTGTGCAGAGAACCCTGCACTCTTAGCTAGATTATTAAAACCAGTTTCAACGCCTTGAAATTTCCCACCTAATTCTATTGACTTTTGTAATCCAGAGATTATAGCTCTACCCCCAAAGAAAGCAGCACCAGCTTTTATTGCAGATTTCGCTATGTTTTTTATTCGCTTATCTACATTGTCTAAACCTCTCTCTGCTTTTTTACCATCTACAATTCCAAGTTTTATGAGTATGCTTTTAAGTGCCATTTTCTTTCTCGTATTTAGCTATATTATTTAATTCGTTTTCTATAATAGTAAAGCAGTCTAACCTATGAGCCGAGGCATCGTCTAAGTTTCCCAAGGAAACATTAAACCTATTTACATAATTATATTCTTGTATCATTCCCCACATCCAAGGATCAATAAGATAGTTAATGTCAGCGAACAGAGGAACAAGCAAATACAGATATTGACCAGTAGGCCATTTTTTATTTTGCTCTTCAAGAGAATCGATCTCATTTAAAATGTCCTCAACGCTTTCGTATTGCCTCCTTATATTATCAACAGGGGAACGAGCCGAATATGGTCTAAACTGACCGTTTTGGGAGGGCTTATATACATCAGGCGAACTTGGCGTAGATTTTGCCCAACACCAAGTCGCAACGCTCATTCCCCTGCTGCTTTTTTTGACAGACTTAGGTAATCAATAAAAATTGCTTGCAGAACTTGATCTATCTCTGTCATGCTCATATCCTTAAAATCATCTTCACCTAGTCCTGCAATATTACTCACCTTATCAAGTAACACATAATACGCA